CGTCTAGGTGGCTTTTAGCGTTGGCAACTTGCTCTTTTAACGCTATTTTTTTCTTTCTTATATCTCTATCGTCGTCTACATCTTCTTCGTAAGAGAATTGATCTTCCATTAGGAAGTTAATTTCTTCTGTATTTAAATGAGGTTTAGTTTGTTTATAATACTCATATAATAAATCTTTATCTTCTAGTGTACTATAATCTTGATTAAGTTTTACATAGTCACTTAAGTCTCCACCAGTATCTTCCATAAAGTCCATTAACTTTTGGATATTTTCTGGTAATGCTTTTCCAGTTTCCATAGATTCGGTTATAGCTTCTTCAACCGCTTCTGCAGTTGCTTCTACGGTAACTTCTTCTTCACCGCCTTCTTCGGTGATTTCTTCTAACACTGGGGTTTCTTGTGGTTCTGTTCCTGGTTGTGCCTCTGTTACCGTTTCTTCAACCTTATCTTCTTGCGGAACTGGTGGCTTGCTTAAATCCACCTTAATAACATCGTCATCTCCAGCGGACTCAAATTTACTTTCATCAACTTGAACTACGTTTTCATCACCTGAATCTTGCTGGCTTGTTTCTTGCGTAGTCTCTTCGACTACTTTTTCATCTTTTTCTTCCATAATATAATATAATAATAATTAATAAATTCTAACTAGGGTCAAACGAACCTAAATCAAATCCTCCACCTAGTATATCATTACCTGCGGACTCAAAGTTTTTAGGTGGTTTACCACTATTTCTTTGCTCAATCATCTCACTTTGTTGAGACGCTTGAATTTTTGTTCTTTCATCTTTACGATCTTCTTTTTCTTTTTCTCTGTTTTTTATGCCATCAACTTCAACACCTTTTAGTTGCATGTTCATTTGAAACTCTAACTCCATTAGCTCTTTTTTGTGATTGACTTCTTGCATCATTTTTTGAGAATCTAACTGAGCTTTCATTTGCTCTAACTGCATTTTTGTTTGTGTAAGCGCTTGATCTTTTTGCATTTCCATTTGAGCCGCTGCCTCCGCAGACTGAGTGTTAGATTGTGTTTGTGCTTGAATGTTCTCTAACTGTAATTGCCTGTCTCTTTCTTGCTTTTTCTTTCTACGTATTTTAAGCAATTGATTAGCAAGCTTTATATTGTTAATCATTCTTAAGTCAATAGCATCTTCTAACTCTATGTTTTGTTGTTGCAAAGCCATTTGTATGTTGTTTTCTAACATAGCTTTTTCTTCTTCGTCTGGTGTTAGCTCTAAGAATATACCAAAGTCATACAAGTGTAATTCAGACATTTCTTTTAGCGTAGCAACGTTATGTGTTCCTATAGCTTGTATAAAAGCATCTTTAGTTGGAGAGTATTCAATAACATCGGATATTCTAAGTGACAAACACTCGGCAGTTGATGAAGTTAAAAACAATCCAGCTTGTAATATATGTCGAGTGGCAGTGTTAGAGTTCGCTGCTGCTAGCTTTTGAACTCCAACTAAAGCGTTTTTATCTGGAGTGCTACCATCTCTAGCTTCGTTAAGCCCGGTAACATCTCTTATCATCTGTAAGTAATAGTTATAGTTACCTATAAGCGCTTGCATTTTATTACCGCCAGATCCTGATGTAATTTCTTGAATAGGTACTTTACCAGGATTCATATCTCCATCAGAAGTAAAGCTTCTACCAATAACAGATCCTGTTTGGAAGTACATGTTTAAAGCTTCTTGTGGACTATAGTTTGTTCCGTTACCTAAATCTATTTCAGCTAAACCATCAGCATCTAAATAAACGCCATCGGGAACCATTCTAGCCATTATTTGCTGTAGCTTTAAATGTGTTAGTTGAATCATATCAGCAAACCCAGTAATTCTACCTACTAATGATTCTATTTTTCCATTATAGATTCTTGGAGCTACTATAGAGTAGTTCATTTTAACTTTAGTATAATCACTCTTAGGTCTCATCATGTTCTTAGCCATCTCCCACTTAAGCAACTTATCAGTACCGAGAATCATAGCTCCTTCGTAAAGGCATTCTATAGATCTTAGCATTCTACCGTAACCGCCTTCCTTATCTGCAGGTGGATCGTACTGGTCATCTCTAGGTATAATTTTATCCGCGCCTGAGGCTGTCTCCTTAACTTTGTAAACCTCATTCATATAGGTTTTATAATTAAAATAAACAACTTGAATTGTATTGTTGTCTTCTTTATCGTATGAGTGTGTGGAGTTGTAATTAGATCTGTTAGTAGATTTGTTTTTCATTATTTCCTTAAGATCTTCTTCTGATAAATGAGGAAATTGTTTTGCTAACTCATTTACTGGTATAGTCTTAACCTCACCAACATAGTATATATCTTCAAAGTAAGGCGAGTCAGTGTGAGAATACACAAGGTTTGCTGGATCTACATAATCTATAGTAACACCTTCTGATGTGTTGAAGTTTGTTTTGACAGCACCAATACCTAAAACTGTAAGATCGTAATAAAACTGCTTTTTAATCAACTCGTAGTTGTTGCCTTCAAACAAAACATTTAGTGCCTGTTCTTCAGCTATCTCTACAGCTTGCTTATAGTTTAACTGCATGTGAAGTCCTAGCTCTTCTTCTGACTCAGGTAACTCTTCTTTTTTGTTTTCATACAAATCTATATTAAAGTTTTTCATAGCAGCATCATTAAACTCCTTAGTCTGCATGTCCCTTGTTATAGACTCCATATACTCGGTACGTTGTTTAATACCAAAAGGATCTTGTGAGTAAGCCTTTATGTCGTAAGTTCTTTCAGCAATACCGTTAACCACAATATCTACAAACTTAGGAATAATAGGAACAGGCTTCCAGTCTAAATTTAAATAGGACAAATCGCCATTAATTGACAACTCATCCTTATATTTTTGAATAGACTGCTCACCTCTAGCGTACAGCCTTAAATTGTGAAAGTTATTGTGATTAGATTTATATCTATTAGAATTTCTATCGTTATTAAACCACTCTTGCTCAATAGCTTTACCTACCTTTAAGCCATACTCATAGCTTAACTTTTCAGCATCGCTGACTGTTTGACTTGGGAAATAACTTTTAATGCCAGACTCTGCCATATTTATTACTTGATTATTTGTGAATTGCTACCAGTATTTGTGTATCTGGAAACATTTATATTTAACTTAGGTTTTGCAACCGTTGCGTTTGGAGCGTACAAATGTCTATTATTAGCCATGATAGCTAAACCAGAACTTATCGACGCATCATGCTTTGTTCTTTTGTTTATATCGAACTTAGCCCAGTCATTTAACAATTCGTTAAAATAACAATCGCCAAGCGTTCCATCTTCTTTTATACCAACGTGGTTTTGAATGTACATCTCAATAGCAGCGGCATGTGCTTGCTTTATATCTTCGCTTGAATTAGGTATGCCACCTACTTCTTTTTCAGCTACAGATAACTTGTTCCATATTTTATCAGGTCTATTCATACTAAACCCTCTATATCCTCTTCTCCTTAAATAGTAAAGAAGACGCGGTTTGTTGTTCTCTGCTAATATTGGCATCCCATAAAATACTAAAGCCATTAGAATATCCTCAAAAAACATTTCAGCTGTTGGAGGTCTGGATAAGTACTCTAAAAAGAAACTATTTGCAGGTGCGTCTTCCATGCTAAACTTAGTTAAGCCGTGCAAAGCTCCTTTAGATCCAACTCCATCCACGGTTCCTGATATATCATATGAATCACAGCCAAACGAACCCATGTGTTCATTTCCAGGATACTTAATACCGTTTTTAAGTACAACGTTATTTTGTATCTGTTGAGGTGGAACCCAGCTCACTTTAAACCTACCTTTTTTGTCTGGGTAAAATACCACTTGAGAATCTTTAACTCCATTGACCCATTGAAAATTACCTTGAGTAATTCCTAAAGTGCTTGACATTTCTTCATTATAATCAATTTGTTCGTATAATTTAACTAAGTTAAATATACTTCCTTTAGTTTCATCTCTAAAAGCATGCTCTGTTGTTCTTGGAAACTGACGGTAGAATTCATTTAAACCATCTGAATCATCTTTTAAACCGTCAACTTCGTTTTGCCAGTTATCTATTACACCTACATCTATTAATTCACCGTCTGGTGCAAATCTATCGACATCAGGAGTAGTAAAAACTGGAACTCCGTACTCATCAATAAAGCCTTCGTAGTTCCATTCCATTGGGATAAACAAAGAGTATAAACCAGACTTTGTCTGGCCATTTCTGTTTCTTTTTGTAACGTCTGA